TACAGGTTACCAATCTTGCCAGTCTCTACGCCTTTGCCATTAACAAAGTCAGTAGAAGTGTAGCGATCAATACCCATGATAGCGTTACGCAGTGAAGGTGGCACAAGGAAGCTACGTCCGTCCATAGGAACGTCTGCATCATCTTGCTTCTGAATCAGCGCACGAAACGCAGCGTCAGAGAATGCACCAATGTCAGCAGCACCGTCAGCGTCAAATGCTTCAAGAGCGCCAGAGGTAGTGTTGATCTGGAAAGAACCAGAGTTTACATAGCTAGAACCATCGCCGTCACCGAAAGACTTAGCCAGTTCAAACAGATCGTTGTCAACCTGCTTGGCCAGACCGTAGCCAGCGTCACCAGTGTAGAACTGACGCAGTGAAGCGAGAGCCTGTACTTCGGTGATGTCTTCGATAAGACGAGAGAACTCAAAGTGCTTGTTAATGTTAATCAGAACTTCAGATTCTACGTTGTTCTGAATAGTTACGGCAGTGTTAGCTGCTTTAGCAGTAGCTGCGCCACGAGAAGGCTTAGGAACGTGAATGGTGTCACCTTTCTTACCAGTCATGCTCATTTTCTTAACGAGGTTAGCCATTACAAGATTGCTCTTGTATGCTGCAATTACTTCGTCACTCCAGATTTCTGGGATAAAAGTAGCTGCGCTAGTGTTGTCTACTGCTCCGCCCATATTGGGATATACTGATGTAGCCATGATAATACTTCCTATAAGAGATTAGTTATCTAACCCTCTTTTCAGCATAAGCCCTCTCAATTTCTGGAGATAAAGCTAAATACCTATCAGGGTCAGTTTGCATTAGTTTAATAATGTCTGAGCGTCTATAGACTTTCTTAGTTGCTGTCTCGCCACTTCCTTTTGCACCGCCTGTTGAGGCAGTCTTGACAGCTTCTTTCCTGCTTGCTTTCTCGTTAGCTACAGTCTGGGCTACTACACCTTGACGTTCCTTCCAATTAGTGAAAAGCTCGTCAGCAGCTTCATAGTCATACTGCGTATCCGCTTGTGCAAAGAGTTGAGTACGAATCTTTGATCCTTTAATCCAATCAACAAACTTACCATCTTGCAGAATCTCTTGCATGTCGGGATGACGTTGCTGCAATTGAGACTGCGCTGTCTGCTGCTTGTACTGCTGTGTTTGTTGTTCAGCAGCTTTGATTGAAGGATGATTCTTAATCGCTCTCTCGACTGCCTTGTCGGGATCAGAGAAAAAGTCTATTTCTTCTTCAGGTTCTTGGGTTGCTGGTGTTGTGTCGAGTTGTGTCTGAATGTAGCTATCAACAACTTGCCGTAGTTCCCCTACTTCACTGCTCTGTCGGCCCAGTAACTTCTCAGCCTCCTGGTGCATCCGTACAATCTCAGCCGTTGACTTTCCTTTGTACTTGTCAGGGATGTCATCTTCTTGAGGAGTCTCCTCTACTTGAGGTTCCTCAGTCACTTGACTTACTACTTCTTCTTCGTTGATTTCTAAATCGTCTTCTTGACGCTCGTCTATAAGTGTTGCCATTATTAAACTCCGTGAGTATTCTCATTATGGAGGTGTATTATGCAGGGCTTCGGTTAGGAGTTGGCCTTGCGCTCTTGTTGTAGCTTTTGTGCCCTGTTCCTTTCCCACTGTCTGGTAGCACCCATAAAATCGCCAGAGATAGGGTCTAACTTGGAACGCACTGCGCTTACAATTCTGTTAGCTATCTTGCCACAGTCTAAACAGGGTATATGTGTACATTCGGAATCAACAAATCTTTCGTTAATGTGTCCGTCCTCACACTTAAACTCAACCATGATACGCATTATGCTGCTTCTTCTGCGTCTTCTAGTTGTTGTTGCTCTGCTGTGTCAATCTGAGCTTCTAAATTTAGTATGTTCGCTATGACTGAGAGTTGGCCTTTACGGAAGTGCAGGTCTTCTAAGTCTTTAGTTACTTCTACTGAGTTAATCATTACCGCATTAGAGGATAAGTCGTCTAGCAACTGTTTCCATCCTTCTGAACGGAATAAATCTTTCATGTTGCGGTAATATAGTTCTAGTTTAGGGTCAATCACACTGTTTCTCCTATAAGGACAGTTGAATTAGTTATAGTTACACAGTTAGTATAACATAAAAGTATAAGAAAGTCAAGCTTTATTTGTATTTTTACTTGACTTCTTAGTAGTTTTGTTGTATATAGCGTCCCAGTTAGCTGAAAACTTCTTTGAGTCTGTCTTGCGCTGGGAGCTTCCTTTGCCACCGTGGGTCTGGCCCTTCATCGCTTCTTGCCTTTATGTAGGCCATGTTTAGCGTGTTGTTTGCCCTTAGAAGTTGCTGCTCTCTTCTTTGCGTTAGCAGCCGCTAGTTTCTTCTTCCCTGCTGCTGTGGACTTCAGCTTACTAATTGTCTTAGAAGGCGCGTAGACCTCTCCAGTCTTACCGCTAGGCTTACCAGAGGGTGTACGCCACTTCTGCTTAGTCCACTTCTTTAGGCTCTTCTGTGATTCTTTTAGCGCCATGACTTCCTCGCTTTCTGTTTAGCCTTATCTGACAAAGCACCATAGTGGAATAGCTTTTCACTGGTTTTACCGTGAGACTTGCCTGAGTGCAAAGAACCGTCAGGCATTTTGTGCGTACCTCCTTTGTGGACAGTACCGTCTTTCTTGTAGTGGTTTACACCTTTCATTTATAACCTCCGCCTTTTGCCTTGTACTCCTTGGCTAACATCTGAGCTTTCCTAGCAGACCATTGACCAGCGTTACCACCTTTAGTTCCTGCTTTGATCTTGTTAAACAAGTTCTTCCGCATGGTAGGCTTAGTGTAGTTCCCTGCTTTGTTTACTGTAGATTTCTTGGCTGGCATATTACTTACCTTTTTTAACTGGCTTCTTCTTAGGTGCTGCCTTCTTCTTCTTGGGTGGTCTTCCAACCTTTGTTCCGTATGTACCTTTACCGTATGGCATGATAGCCTCCTGTTAATGATATGTTTATAAATCTACATAATTTCACCATATAGGCGAATACATGTTTACCACTTAGACTTATCTGCCCAGTATGCCGCAGACATTTTGCCTTTAGCTATGTTCTTACCGTGTCGTGCTTTAAAGCTGGCACGTTTAGCTTTCATACGAGCAGATTCACCCGCCTTGGGTTTTCCTGCTGTGCTTGCCCCCTGTTCTCCATACCTAATCGTCTTGATTTTGTCACCTTCCTTCGCCACAACAACATGGCTTTTCTTCGGATGGTTAGGGGTACGCTTGGGTTTGTTATAACCACTTACACCAGCCCTAGCTAGTCTTGGGTCTTTTTTTACTGGCATTTTTAGCTCCTGTATTATCAGCTATTTGTTTCTTTAGCTGTACAATTTCATTGTTTAGTTGCTCAAACTTTACATTTATCTGAGCTACTACGTTCTCTAAATCCCTAGTGCTTACCATTACTGTAGTCCTTGTGGTTGTGGAGGAGTCGCCTGACTAGCAACATTGCCCTCTTTTACTGCTACTTCTCTTTCTTTAATCAACTGCTCTGAAATCTTTAGACGCTTCTCAAACTCTTTGTCATCTGCGTCACCAGCTTTAAGGTTAGTAGTGGCTGCCTTGATGCGGTCAATCTGAAGCTCCTCTGGTATTGCCTGTGCTTCAACAACCAGCTTCTGCGCTCTAGCTTGTGACTCTTGCGCCTGTCCTTGTAGTGCAGCAGTCTGTGACTGTTGGAATGCCAACTGAGCTTGCTGTGCTGCCTGTGCTGCCTGCTGTGCTTCTGGGTTAGGCTGGTTAGCTTGCTCAAGTGTAGCAATCAACTCTTCACGATTAGACAGGTTCATGTTGTCAATGATAGATGTTACCAGCTTAGGATACATAGGCTGATCAGGTGACATGGTTTGTAGCAACTGCACAAGCTGTGTAACTTCATACTCACGGGCAATGATGCCTAACGAGCTAGAGGTGTGGAACTTGTAATCAGCTACTGGGTATAGCTCAGGCTCAAACTGCATGTAGCGGTAAGCAGCCTTCTGTACGAATGGGATCAGGAAGGAGTCTTGGAAGTTGATCAGGGTACGCTTGTGTCGCTTGATGATAGCGCCTAGTGACATAGAGACACCAGCAGCAGTAGACTCACCATTGATAGAACCAGCAATGCCTGCTGAGTCAATAGCGCCTGTGGCAGTCTGCACCATAGTCTGTAGAGACTGTGCCTGTGCAAAGGTAATCTGGCTTACGTTACCAAAGTTAAATGGCTGTAGAATCTCAGCAGGGTTGCCGTTAGTTAGAATAGTCTTTCCTGGCTGTATGCTTGGTTTAGCGCCTCTAGGCATACGAGAAGCGTCCATAGCCATCATTGGGTGGATGGTTAGGGCAAGAGCGTCGATTCTAGCGCGTAGTTCTGCGTCTAACGCCTTCTGACTGTTATACCCTTTCTCACATACTCCTCTGCCCCAGAAGCGGCTAGGAACGACATCCCAAGGGAATGCGACAACAGGACGATCCTGCATCATGTATGGGTTCTTCTCAGCCTTGAGCAGAATACCACCGTTAGCAATAACAACCATTGCCTCAACGTAGTAGTTATCTTCTTCTTCGTCATCAAACTCTACTACTTCTTCCTCATCATCCTCTGCCATAGCTTCTTTGAGCAAGTGCGTAGGAACAAGGCCGTAGTATTTAGTCAGTCTAATCTTGTCCTCTGAAAAGCTAGTGAGGTCTTGGTCAGGCTCTAAGTTAAAGTCACTAGTAGCTTCTGTAAGCTGTACGTCACGGTACACACCCTTCTCTTGTAGCTGCTCAACCAAGTGACTAGAAACAAACTCGTCTACAGCACAGCCCAGTGCAGAGTCAATGTCTGTTGCTACTGGGTCAATTAAGAAGTTCTGTGGCATGACAGGACGCAGTTTAACACAAGTGCGATCCTTGATGGTAACACCTACTGCTTGTAGCTCACCGCCCATAACAGGCTGTGTAGCAGGAGCCATTTCTTTTTCTTCTTCTATAACAACTTCTGCAATGCCTGTACCAAACACTGCTGCGTTGATTAGGCACTCAGCTACGTTCTTACGGACTCTGTTCTTTGCAAAGTCTTCTTCCAAGTAACTACGCAAGGCTGCAATGTCGGCAGGGTTCTGATCTCTGACATCATCTTTAATGTCAAACCACTTACCACGGCCAAAGGTAGCTTCCTCTAGTTCTGCAACTGAGGACTCCACAGCCTGCTGTAGCGCAGGAGAGATGATTTTAGATCGCTCTGACTGACGGGTCTGGTCTTGTGCTGACCACTGACCACGCCACAGGCGGTAGTATTCTTCAAATTTGTCGGAGTAGTTGGCTTCGTAATGATCTCGCCATCCATCACACTTGTCCATTACCCAACCTTCAATGTCCTGCTCCAGGGTAAAGTTGTCTGCGCCTTCTAGTTCCATAGTTAGTATCCTGCGTATTTATCTAAGAATTCGTAGTCCTCTTCTTCATAGTCATAAGCATAAGAGACTTTGGCTAACTGGTCTATGTATGCTAAGGAGTCTATCAAGTCATCGTGGACTAAAGGATTAGGAAACTGAAACAACTCGTCTAGGAACTGAGTATTCCACTTCCCCTTGTTTAATGTAATGTTGCCGTGTTCAAAGCGTCCTTGCAACGCCCACACGATCCTATCTGTCTTCTTCTTGTTACCGTGGGTGAGTTCTTCTATGCGGAAGAATCGTTGGTGGCTCTTCATCTGGTCGTTCAGGTACGGGTATACAGCGTTCTTTAACGCTCCTTTTTCAATTCCAACCGCAACTGGTTGATAGTCTCGTACCGCTTCAAAGATACGTCTGGCAGTCTCTTCAACGCCCCAGCGCCCATGTATGATATTAGCAACCCACCAACCAGAAGGCCCAGCCTTAACCACAGCAATCCCCGTTTGGTCAAGCCTTTTAGTTTTGGTAGTAACTTTTTGTACGTCTGCAAATCCAGCCAAATCCACGGCAATATAATACTCACCGTCAGAAGGCTCTTCCTCGCTAAACTTAACATCTTCTTCTTTAAAGAGTTCACTACCGTGGGCCTCGAAACTTGCCATAAACTCCTGTCGGAAAGAGAAGGCTGACATACTCTTCTCAGCAGCTTCGATCTCTTTAGGGTCTAGCAACGGGTTGTCAAAGCTAGTGTAGTGATAACCCTTAAACGAGTCATCTTCAGATACACTAGCGTATTGGTATAAGTCATAGAAGTGGTTACGTCCCATTGGCGTACCAATGAACATCGCATCACCCTTCTGATCCGCAAGAGCAGGGCGTAGGATTTGCTCCCACACCTCTGGCTTCATGTCAGCGTATTCGTCCATAACCAAGAACTTCAAGCTAACACCACGCATAGTCTCAGGTCTATCAGCACCCTTCAGCGTCAGCAGCGCACCGTTGATAAACTTAATCTGTAGGTTGTTGACATGGCTTGACGCTATAACGCTATGGCCTAGCTCCAGTAGCATCTGCCACATAATGTCCCTAGCCTGTCCCTGTGTAGGGGCAACGTAGAACACCTGACCTTTCTTAGCTGACAAGCAGTTGAGTATCAGCGACCAAGCAGCTAACCTACTCTTACCTGTACGTCTACCTGCCGCTATCACTTTAAATCGTGTAGGGTCGTTGTAGACCTCTTGCTGCCACGGCAGTAGCTCAACCTTTAAATCAGTCAAGCTAGTACGTCCACATTACAGGAGATTCATTACCGTCAAGGTCGCGGATGTCAACATGCACAAAGCTACTAGCAACTCCAATTCCTGAAAAGCCCATCGAGATAGCCTCTTGAACAATCCTAAACCGTT